TAAGTCACTCTTCCGTATGGTAACACCTCATTTGACTCTCAAAGACATTCCTTTGATTGTTGTTAACCATACGTATATGGAAATTGGAATGTTCCCGAAAGCTATTGTTGGTGGTGGTACCGGTATCTACTACTCAGCAGATACTATCTGGATTCTTGGTCGTCAGCAGGATAAAGACTCAGAAGGTATTGCAGGTTACCACTTTATTATTAATGTAGAGAAGTCACGCTATGTTAAAGAGAAAGCAAAGATTCCAATCACTGTTAGCTATGAAGGTGGGATCAAAAAGTGGTCCGGGCTCTTGGATTTGGCAATTGAGGGTGGCTATGTCGTTAAGCCATCTAACGGATGGTATCAGATGGTTGACCGTACGACTGGTGAAGTCGTTGGTACGAAAATGAGAGCAGCTGATATTGAAGACAATGCTACTGTATGGAAAGAACTTCTATCTAAGACTGACTTTGCTACTTGGATTAAAAACAAATACTCTCTAGTAACAGGGGCGCTAGTAAGCGATACAGAGTAATGTATTCACCTTTACTTGATCTTAGACTGGTTAAGTTAGTTAAAGAAGTTGATGGTAAAGAGGTAGTAGTAGATACTATTATAGAATTTAGACGTGAAGGTCGCTGGAAAGAAAGCGACTGGGCTCCTATTGACGTTATTAAAAGAGTAATTAAGGAAGATAATGATAGAAAAGACGATACTCTCTCATCTAATATTTAATGAAGCGTATGCTCGTAAAGCACTTCCTTTTCTTAAAGATGAATATTTTCAGAATCAGCCAGATAAAACAGTCTATAAATTAATTTCTGATTATGTTAACAGATATAATACAACACCTACTAAAGAGGTGTTGTTTATAGAACTTAATAATAAAGATGGTTTGTCAGAAGCTACCTTTAAAGATTCTAAACGTCTTATCGAAGATCTTCAAACAGAAAATACTGATATTAAATGGTTGCTAGATAATACAGAGAAGTTCTGTCAAGATAAGGCTATTTACAATGCAATTATGGCTTCGATTAAAATCCTGGATGATAAATCTGGTGTATCCAGCACAGGAGCTATTCCAACGCTTTTATCAGACGCTCTTGGCGTATCTTTTGATGTTAGTGTTGGTCATGATTACTTTTCTAATTCTGATGATCGATATGATTTTTATCACCGCAAAGAAGAGCACATTCCCTTCGACCTCGAATACTTCAATAAAATCACTAAGGGAGGACTTGTACGAAAAACTCTTAACATTGCCTTGGCCGGTACGGGTGTTGGCAAGTCTTTGTTTATGTGTCACTGTGCTTCACACAATCTGGTAAGCGGTAAAAACGTTCTGTACATTACAATGGAAATGTCAGAAGAGAAAATTGCAGAACGTATTGATGCTAATCTACTTAACGTAACAGTAGATGAACTGACAATCCTTCCTAAGGATGCATACGATAAAAAGATAAATCGTGTAAAAGAAAAGACTGTAGGTAAATTAATTATTAAAGAGTATCCAACAGCGTCTGCTGGATCTGCACATTTCAGGCATTTAATTAATGAACTTAGAATTAAACGTAATTTTATACCCGATATTATTTACATTGATTATCTTAACATATGTTGTTCTAGCAGAATTCGTTCTGGTAGTAATGTCAACTCCTACACTTATATTAAGGCGATTGCAGAAGAGCTCCGTGGTCTCGCTGTTGAGTTTAACGTGCCTGTTGTATCTGCTACACAGACTACTCGTAGTGGATATGGGAACAGTGACGTTGAACTTACAGATACCGCTGAGTCTTTTGGACTACCTGCAACAGCTGACTTAATGTTTGCTCTTGTATCATCTGAACAATTTGAAGCTGTAAATCAGATCATGGTTAAACAGCTGAAGAATCGTTATAACGATCCCACCATACATAAAAAGTTTGTAGTAGGTATTGATAGAGCAAAGATGAGACTGTTTAATACAGAACAGTCCGCACAGGATAATATTATTGATGAGACAAAAGAATCTAAACCTAATAAGTTTAATTCTAAGCCTGGTTATCAGATAGATAACGAAAACAAGTCTCGTTTTGGAGATCTATTAGTATGACAGAAATTACAGAAGAAGATGAAGAGTACGCTGAATGGTTATCTGATATAATGCTATCTTATTTTGCAGCTCAACTGCAAGAAGGTAGAACCGTTGTTAACGAGTCGGAATTATGGCAGTTACTTGGTGCAAAGTTTCCTGAAGGAAGAGAAGATAAGCCTTTTAAGTTAAAAGAGTTTGTAGGTAAGCCTACTATTGAAATTGAAGAGATAGACGATAACGTATTTGACTTTACCAAATATAAAAAACTGCATTAGAATAAAAAAAAGCGCCCCGAAAGGCGCTTTTAGTTTTTTTATTTTTAAGTTTTAGAAAATAGGATCATTTGCATACATAGGAATATTTTCTTGGGCTTCTTCTAATATTTCTACTTGATTAAAACTACAATCAAGTATCTCTTCTAACTTCTTCTTTTCTTCTTCATTTAAATTTACATTTTTTTCTTCTAATAATCTATCTAATATATCTAGAAGAAATTCTGTATAAGGTTCATTTGAGGGGATATTTTGAGTAAAGGGAAGATAAGGTGAGTTAATTTTCATAATGTCCTCCTTTGACTTTATATAATCGCATATTCCGATAATTAAATCAACTGGTTTTTTGATAAAAAAATAGGGGGGATAAACCCCCCTATTATTATTAAACTTTTTTATAAATTTCTTTTAGTAGTTTTTTATAATATTTTGGATATTTTTTTTGAAATTTAATTTGTTCTTTTAGAGCATTCATTATTTCTTCATCTGTATTATTTTTATGAATTTGAAGAATAATATCTCCATATTCATCCCATTTTTTTTCAAATTGGGAGTATGTAATATTATAGAAGAAGGGAAATAAGTTTGTCATTTGAACCTCCGTTGACTTCTTATAATCGCCTATTTTTGTAATAAAATCAACAGATAAGTTAACCTATTGAAATCATTGAGATTTTTAACTCATTGAAATCATTGAGTTTTTTTAGATATCTAACCTATTGAAATCATTGAGTTTTTAGCAAAACGCTAACTCATTGATTTCTTTAGGTTTTTTTTCTGAAAAAACCAGTTGCATTATTTTCCTAAAAATCCTATTATTAATTATAAGATGAGATATGGAGATAGAGATATGAAGAACTCTGAACGCGATGCCAAGTACGTCAAGATGATGTATCGTAACCTTGTTAATGCTTCAGCAGAATATGCTGATAAGTTTAATGAGTCTACGCTTGATGCTCTTCAGCGTATCGCGAATAACCGTCATTGCGGTAACGGATTCTGGTCTTATGATGGTATGCTGGATGACTTGACGATGCTGACTGGGAGCGAAGAAATTGCGTCTGAAATTGTCAGCCAGTGCTGAAAAAACCAGTTGCATTATTTCTAGAAGTCGCTATAATATGAGTATGATGAAAAGGAGAAGTGAGCATGTCTAATATCAATACTGTGATTAACTTCATCAAGGTTGAGCCTGACTATAACAAGGATGAGATGATCCAGAAGATCATGGATACCTTGAAGGTGACTCGCTCTAATGCTCAGGTCTATATCTATAACGCTCATCGTAAGATGGGTACTGCTCCTGCAAAGGAAGCAAAGGTAAAGACTGCAGCTAAGGCCAAGAAGGATAAGTACCTTCCCGGTCAAGTAGCTGTCCCTACTAAGGGTGATAATAAGACTCGCAAGCAGGTTCTTGAAGAGTTCGCTAAGATTGAAGCTGAATGCGAAGAGTTTGAGCGTACTCACGAAAAGCATCCTAACGGATTGACTTACGTTAAGAAGAAGAACCTGGAAACTATGCGAGCTGTTACTCGTAAGCTTAAGGCTCTTGAGCGTAAGGCTGAAGAAGCTAAAGCAGTTAAGACTGAACAAGATGAGTTTCAAGAAGAAGCTGATGCTTTTGCTAAGGCTTATGTTGAAAATTATCGTGGTAAAAACGCGGCTGTATATGCTGAGTAAGCTATATATGGGTAGGGGGAGTATTTCTCCCTACCCAACTAATTAGGACTATTAAATGCAAACCTTATCGTGTATGAATAAATCATATCGCCAAACAAGTAATGGACCGATTGCTCCATTCGCTGGCGTATGGTCAGAAGATAAGGAGTGCTCAGTGTAGTTAGACGGATGTAATCTAGCAAACACTGAGCGGCCTAGGAAACTAGCGCCGCTTTTTTAATGGTCCTTTTTTAGTTGCAATTCTTTTTAGAGTATACTAGTATAATCGAGATGTGACTCCTCAAGCATAAGAGTCACCCCTGACTGGTA